ACTACCGGGAGGGGTTTCGGCCCCTCCTACTTTATATATATATATTTTTTCAACGAGGAGATAAAACATGGCAGCGCCAACACCAGCACAATCAACACTGAGCGAGAATGATCGCTATGTTGTACGGAAGGTTGTTATACCAGTCGGCGGTGATGCCGATGTTGCAGCAACAAAAGTACTCGACATTTCAACATTTACATCTGGAGCCACAGGCACCGACTTTATTATTCACGAAGTTATCTTTAGTCTTGACGGTTTTTCAGTTACCCTACACGGAGATGCAACAGCTGATGTAGCTCTTTTAACTCTAGCTGGCACGGGCCACTTTACGTTTGATGGCCTTGGAGCACTTGTTAACAATGCTGGCAGTGGTAAGACGGGAGACATGAATCTAACTACTAGTGGCCTTGGGGCCGCAACTGAGACAGGATTCATTATCTTTAAAATTAAGAAGGTTTAAACCAATGGCAGTATCGAATGAAGAGATTTGTAACAACGCCCTGACTAAGTTAGGAGCCTTGCCCATTACATCTTTATCGGATGCGAATGAGACTGCTCGTCGCTGCAATCGGATCTTTACAATTATGCGGGACAACCTGCTACGGGCCCACCCATGGAACTTTGCAGTGCAGAGATCCGCCCTAGCCCAGCTCACCGCAACCCCAGCATTTGGTTATAACTATCAATACCAATTGCCATCAGATTGCTTGCGAGTTCTTCGACTGAATGATACCGAGGCTGAGTATCGAATTGAGGGCCAGCGACTTTTGACTAGTGCGAGCTCGGTTAAGCTCATCTATATAAAAAAGGTCACAGACCCCACCCAGTTCGACAGCTCGTTCTCAGATCTTTTAGCTCGGAAGATGGCGGCCGAATTAGCATATGCATTTATACCGAATGTCCAGCTCTCTTCCTCTTTAAATGATCAATTTGAGAGGCAGTTCAGGCGGGCTAAGATGATAGATGCACAAGAGGATAGTATTTATACACTTGAGAGCACGACATATGATCGTAGCAGATTAACGGAGACTTGAGTCTATGGTAATATACCACCACTTATATGACAGCTTTACAGGCGGCGAGATCGCCCCTCGCTTCTATGGGCGGGTGGACCTTGACCGTTATGATAATAGTGTACGCCAATTGCTTAACATGACAAGCTTTCCCCTGGGCGGAATTACATCGCGAACAGGTACAAAGCATGTTACCGAGGTTGATAACTCAGCCAACGTTACCAGACTATTTCCCTTTGTCTTTTCCACCTCCCAGGCATATGCCCTTGAGTTTGGGAATCAGACCATTAGATTCTTTCGCAATCAGGGGCTAGTCCTAAGTTCACAAGAATTAACTAATGGCGATTTCACCACAGACCTAACCGGCTGGACAGATAACTCTTCCGGCACTGGGGCCTCGGCCCAAGCATCGGGAGCAGCCCAACTAACGGGGGACGGTGGGGGCAATGAGGCACGCCTCTACCAATCACTCACGCTTGGGATTAGTCAATATACAATAACAATTACAACAAGTGCCGCCCTGACCTATAAGATTGGAACAACAGTTGGTGGAACCGAGATAGCTACTGGATCGGTGAATGGGACCGCCCAAACGTTTACCTTTACACCCAGTGCGGAGGGAGCTGTGTACATAGAGCTCGAGAATGCAAACGCAGATGCCAGAACCTTTGATAACATCTCAATCGACAACCCAGCCTATAAGATCTCTAGCCCATGGACATCCGCTCAATTGGGCGACATACAAGTTCTACAGAAGTATGACACTATGTATATTGTTCATAAGGATTTAAATATTCGTAAGCTAGTCCGGACAAATCACGATGAGTGGTCGATTTCGGAAGTTGAGTTACAAGACGGTCCCTACTTGGATATAAATACTACAGACACGACACTCGATCCCAGTTCTACTACTGGGTCAGTTACAGTTGTAGCATCGGCGATTACAGGGATTAATAATAATACAGGCTTCCAAACAACAGACATTGGGAGGCTTATTCGATTTAAGGATGCGGATATATGGTACTGGCTGAAGATTACAGCACGTGCAAGTACTACGTCTGTCACGGCGACTTATCAGGGAGATGATGCGATTGGTCATGCAGCCACAACAGATTGGCAGCTGGGGGCTTTCTCAGAGACCACTGGATATCCAGCTGCTGCAGCCTTCGAAAGCCAACGTGTGGTCTATGGTCGCACCGCCGAGCAGCCCGCTGCATTTTGGGGATCAGTAGCCGGAGACCTTGAGAACTTCACACCTGACGACACTGAAAATGAGGGAGTTGTGGATGCGGTTTCAGCCTACACCTTTGTTCCTTCTGAGGTGGATGAGATCCGATGGTTGGCCACAGGGCCGAAGTTATTTATTGGAGCGACAAATGGTGTGTTCTATGCTCAGGCGTCATCCCTAGACGAGGCCATTACGCAGGACAACATTGTGGTTAAGCGGGCGCTATCTGCACCAGTCAGTGGAGTTATTCCCGTAAACGTAGAGAATGTACTACTATTTCCACAGTTCTATGGGACAAAGTTTTTTGAGTTGGCCTATACATTTGAAAGTGATGGGTATCAGGCCGCCGATCTTATGGAGCTATCCGAGCACCTCAGTGTGAATGGTATCACCGATTCCGCAGTCCAAGAGCAGCCAGATCGTATTGTGTGGGTTGCCACCTCAACTGGTGAACTCCGTGGACTTACCTACTCACGTCAACAGAAGGTTGTTGGATGGCATCAACATGCACTCGGTGGCACAGATGCAGTTGTACAATCATTAACATCTATCCCCGGAACAGCACAAGATGAGTTGTGGATGATTGTAAGTCGTACTATCAATGGTAATACAGTGCAGTACGTAGAGTTTCTCAGCGAGAAGTTTGATGGCACTAAGGCAAATGCCTGGTATGTCGATTCAGGGGCTTCTTTTACATCGACCGACACAGCAGTCGTAACAGGTATTACGAAAGCCAGCCCAGGTGTGGTGACAACCAGTGGGGCACATGGATACGCAGATGGGGATACAGTTGAACTAACAGCAGTCGGGGGAATGATTGAGGTGAATGGCTATACCTTTAAAGTGGCCAACAAAACTTCGACGACATTTGAATTACTTAACACCAACACAACAAACTACACTACCTATACAAGTGGCGGGGTGGCTACCAAGTACGCAACAAGCATATCTGGACTTGGGCATCTTGAGGGAGAGACGGTGTCCATCTATGCTGACGAGGCGGTCCAATCTTCTGCCACAGTAACAAGTGGGGCGATTACATTAGCAAGGCCTGTCAAGGCGGCCACTATTGGGCTGGGCTATACCTGTGTGCTTGAGACAAACACCCTTGAGATCAAGGGGGCTAAGGGGACAATACAGGGAAGCAGGGGACGAGTGTATGAAGTTGCTATTCGCTTCCATGAGGCACTCGGGGCTGAGTATGGTTATGATGCGTCGCTATTAGACACCTTAGTATTTAGAGGCGGGTCGGATCCAATGGACTCTAGTCCGCCCCTCTTCACCGGGATTAAGACGGTTATATTCCCGACTGGTTATGAGTATGAGCAGAGAATTATGATTCGGCAAACACAGCCCCTGCCAGTTACGGTGTTGGGACTGACGAGCAAGCTTGTGGTAGGTAATAAATGAGTGCAGAGATCAATCAGTATATACAGATAGTCTCGCCGGGATCGGAATTGCACTATGCAGACATTCCATCTACTGAGCTATTCTCACAGATCAACGTGAGATCAGAGCAACGAGATACACTACTTGGGCCTGACAAGAATCCGCTTGAGCTGGCACTGCCTTATTCAACGAACTCAGTGTCGATTTACTCGGGTGATAAGTTGATTATGTTGGCCGGCATTGTTCCAATGTGGTGTGGGGTCGGTGAGCTCTGGGCACTTGTGGATGAGGACATTATGACCTATTATCGCAGAGACCCTCGGGCCTTTATTAAGGCTGTACGGATGTGGATGGCCCTAACACCATACCACCGAGTGCAGACGCCGGTCCGGGAGGGCTTTGATGCCGGTACCAGATTTGCTAGATTTTTTGGATTTAAGCCGGAAGGTCTTATGACAGCATATGGGCCAAAGAGAGAAAATTATTTTAGATACGCATATGTAAGGGGGGAATGAATAAAATGGATTTAGGTGTTGGAGTATTCAGTCAACTACTTGGTTGGGCTGCTAAGTTCGCAGGTCAGTACCAGGCGACGCAGTCTCGTTCAAATGCCATTAATGAGCAGGCCCGGGCCTATGAGTTTAATGCAGCCATTGCTCAACAGAATTCCCAGCTCGCTATACAGTCGGCAGCCAGTGACAGACGGAGACAAGAGCGCATTTCAAAGCTGCGACTGAGTTCCAAAGCTGGCCAGTTCCTAAAGAGTGGGGTCACACTATCTGGATCCCCATTGGCCGTTCTTGGTGATGAGGCAATACAAGAGGCCCTTGCTGCAGAAGATATCACACATGCCGGATCTATCAGAGCAGCACAGCACCAGAATACAGGGGCTCTCCAAAGCTTCTATGCACAGCAGGCTCGCAATCAATCCGACAATGTCGATTCACAAGGTTTACAAAAGGCTGGGTTCTCATTACTCGGGACCACCCTTAAAGCATTTAACTAAGGAGAAAGACCATAGCACGCATACCTAGATTCAGCGCTGGCCCCACCGGTACATCTCCCACCCTTGGTGTCGAGCTAAACCCTAATACTGTGGCAAGCTTTTCACAAACTGGTTTTGAGGGGCAAGCCCTCCAGGAGACTGGTGACGATCTGATTAATCAGGGTCGCCGACAACAGGCTGAGCAAAAGCGCCTCGAGGCGGCTGAGTATCTTGGCCCAAATCTCAGTCAGTTCCAATTAGATATGGTTGGTCAATATGATCAGTTCAGTCAAGAGAATTCAAGCAACCCTAAAGGATTTGCCGATCGATTTGATAAAATGTTTGCTGAGCAGACTTCACAGTTACTCAATGCCGCCCCCTCTAAAGAGGCCGCAATACACATGCAGGACAGACTTAATCGTCTTCGTGGGTCATATAAGAGTCGCTCACTAACATTTGAGAAGCAAGCAACTCGCCAGAATTATGTGAGTAAGATTGACTCCACATCTACTAACTTAATCAATAGTGTGCAGCTGGACCCAAGTAAATATCAAGATGTTCAGGCACAGTTAGATCAGATGATTGGCGGACTATCAACCGTGGGAGTTCAGGCCAGCACCATTGATCAGCAACGAGCTCGGGCAACTAAGCAGCTTGATGTAGCATTCATTACTTCACAAATAAAAAGCGATGACCCCACAAACATTCTACAGGACCTGTTGGAAGGCGAGTACAATCACCTAGATCCAGGCACTCTCCGGGGACTAATGGGTAGTGCGGTAAATAGCACAGCGCTAAAGATACAGGCTGCCGGTAAGGCAAGGGAGGAACTTGCTCTTAAGAATATGTACTCATCCGGGGCGGCCCTCGATCCCAAGAATGCTGACCATAAGAAGGCTGCCAACTTGGCATTTGATGAACTCCTTAACTCGATGAAAGATGAAGATGGGTCTCTTAAGAAAGTCTCGAATGAGGAAGTGATTAGTAACTTTAGCCAATTTGTACGCAAGGGTGGTGGGATCGTCGCCCCTAAACTTGCATCTAATATCAATGCAAACATACTAAATGGCACAAAGGAGAATGCTGAACTCTACTCTCAGATGCTGGTTAACTTGATGCAGAATCCTAAGACCAATCATGCAACTCAGCAGTTAGACGAGCAAGCTTTAATGGAAGGGACATATCTCAATCGACTCCGTGAATTGGGTACACCTTTGGACGAGGCGATCCAGATAACTCGTGAACAGCTCCGGGCACCTCGGACTGATTTAGTAGCACAGCGTAGAGACCAATTACGTTCCGATGTTATTCTTAAAAGTGACGAAGCTCGCGAAGTAGTAAGTGATTATTTTCAGGGCACCTTAGATTTTGGTCGGGTTGAGAACTCTGACATGGCTGTTGAGCAGTTCAAGCGCTTCTACAAGTTTTCATATGAGAGGTCTGGCGATTCAGACACAGCAAAAGATATAGCACTCAATAAGTTGAATAGTCTCTACACTGTCTCTAGTATTAATGGGGGCAAAGAATTGATGGCCAATGCTCCTGAGAAGCTATTTCCAGGTCGGGCCGATGAATTCAAGCAACAAGTGGGCACGGTCCTATCTGAAGTATATGGGGCTAAGCCGCTTGGGCAACACTTCTTTCCTAATATCTCGAGTGCACCCCAGCTCGGCATCTCGGTTGGTGATAAGGATCTACCAGTGAAGATTCGTAGTCTGCCCTCAACAAAAAATGATTTAGGATATGGGCTATTCTATGAGGACACAACAACAGATGGTACACCCATTACCGTACCACTCCTCCACCCAAGCACTGGATTACCAGTTAAGGTTATTTACCGACCAGGCGATAAACAGGTAACACAAGAGCAGGTCGATTCGATTAATGATTTAAGATTAAACCGTGAGCAGACTAACAGGGAAAAAGAGGCTATGTCTGTTCTACTAAAAGAGAAGGCACCCGAGGAGTCTAAAGAGGGCGGAGCTATTTGGAATATAATAAAGGGAATATTTAATTGACCTTACCATTTAATTCAGATCAACTTAATAAGTTCAGAGAGACCATTCGGGCATCCGAGTCGGGTTCACAGGGCTACCGTGCGGAAAATACCTATGGGTATATTGGCGCATACCAGTTTGGCGCCCAAGCACTCGAGGATGTCGGCCTTATTAAAAAGGGGGTCAGCAAGAAGGGTAACAAGAGTTTAGATGATGAAGCTAACTGGGTTACACCTGGTGGCAAGGCTGCCTTTATGGCCGACTCAACTCTTCAGGATCAAGCCTTCGATGCACTCACTGAGCTCAACTATAAGCGGATTACCAATCTACCGGAGATGAAGGGCCGCGATGTGCCAGTTGAGGATGTTGCTGGATTACTGGCAGCCGCTCATCTCAAGGGTGTAACTGGTGGTGCCAAGGCTTACTTAAATAATACAGTTACATCTGATGCCTTTAACACAACGAATTACAGCTACTATGATCTGGGCAAGGGGGCCTTATCTGGTGAAGCAGGTGGTGGGTCAAAGAGTAATATGTATATTGCTTCAGAGGAAGCTCCGACAATTCTGGATGTTGTCAATCGTGCGCAGACTCCGGAGGTCCCCTTCAGTGAGGCCTTTGCATCAGGTCGCAGAGAGAGCCCAATACAAATGTCTTTGGAAGCACCTAACCTTACAGGTGAATTCGACACAACCTATAACCCTCTTGATGACATTAAGGGATACGAAGAGTTTGCTAGTGAATTTGTAGACCTCCCAAATCGCGAGAGTGTGGATAAATATAAGAGCCATCTCGATGACCTACAGGGCATGAGAGAGAAGCAACAAGGCTTGGGCGGATTTCTCGGTAGCATGGCGTGGGGACTCTACTCACCGACAACGATTATACCTGGTATTGGGTGGGCATCTAAGGCA